AGTTGGACGCCCTCTCCAAACGAACCAGCTTACTCTCGACCGTCAGCGTAATCGTGCTGGCATCACCGCTGTCCTCAATCGACATTACGTCCATCAAGCCGCTGAACACTTCGATAGGTGTCGAAGTATCAGTCGTGCCAAAGTAAACCTTACAGGCCCGTCGCTGATACGGCTCTTGCAGTGCAAGCGAAACCAGATCAGTCGGCACACCAGAAAGCTGCAAAGTGATATTCTTTGCTGACAGGTCATTCACCTCATCAAGCCCACTGATATTTAGCAAGTTGCCCGTGCCGATGTAGGTTTCACTAAAGATCGTTCTCTCACCATAACCCGTCCAGAAGCGAACAGGTGCAGAGTCAAAGTCCATCTCAACAGCGTAAAACGGTTCAACTTCGGGTTGAGATAGGGCTGTCAGCAGTGAAGCTGGTGTGCTTCTGGTCATAGTGCCTCCATCGCGCCAAATGTAATGCCATAAATGCTGGCCTCATTAACAGACCACGATTGCTGGTTTGATGAAAGGCGGAAGTTTCCAACCGTGTTATTCACAGCAATAGAGCCGCTGCGTGTTCCGCGAACATGAGGCCATACTTCAAGAGTTGTGTCGCCGCTTCCGTCAGTGCTGGCATTCTGTAACACCTTGTGCAGCGTAGCATCAGCAGCAGTGCCGATCTGAATGTAGTCGCCAGCAAGAAGCCAGTTTGTCTTGCTCCTAGATGCACCCGTCACAGAGATTGTGCCACCCGTCTGATTGGTGATGACAGGGGTGCCAAGAAACGATCCGGCAAGGCCACGGGGTGCTGGTGCAGCAGGATCGCCCAATAAGAACGTACCAAACTGACCTCGCAAGCTGATTAGGAATGAAATCCACTGCTCCGCGTCTGCCCGCTTCATAGCAGGAAGTGAGATGTCAGCCTGCCATGATTGCCCTGAGTAGGCGTGAGCCTGACCAGCAAAAGTAAATGGGCTTCGGCTGTATGCAACAGCGTTTATCGCCGTCATCTCCACACTCATCACGCCAGTGTGACTAGGCAGCGCTAAGGGGTAGCTAATGCTCATGCGAATGACCTTCCGTATGATCCGCCACGACGCTTGGCATCTGAGACCGCTGCTTTGGCACTTTCAGCAATCTGAGGCATCAAGGATTTAATCTCGGTGCGAACCGTCTGTTGGACGCCAGTGCTGACGTTAATGGTTTGGTTGACCACCACTCCGCCAGTTCCCTGACCCTTAGTGTGGTCAACAATAGTCTCACGCGGGTGGACCATAGCCATGAAGCCACCCTTGCCGTCCATGCCGCCAGCACGAGCGCCGCTGCCAGTGTAGCCGCCTCCATCAGCACTCGGTATTCTTGAGCTACTCGGAACTGGGCTCATGCTTCCGAAACTCAGACTTATGGCATCGGAGATAAATCCAGTAATCTTCTTCACAACAAAGATGCGATACAGCTCTTTGATGATCTCAGACGCCATAGACCTGAAAGCACCCTTAATAGAATTTGTGCCATCGACAGCGCTCATCATTGCATTCTCGAAAGATTGGCCCACAGAGTCCTGAATGTCCTTTAATCTCTTCATCTCAGGGGAGAGATCGCTTTTTACAGCCCTGCCCAGCTCCTTAACGCCAGCAGTGCTTGATGATGCTGTTTGTGTAAACTTCAATAGGCCGCTTTCAGCAGCAATAATCTCTCGCTCAATCCTTGCTGCCTCAGAAGCAATGCTCGCCAACTCCAAAGCACTATCGACACCAGCATCTTTAGCAGCAATCTCTGCTTTGCGAGCTGCTTCCATGACGCGTATCTCGTTATCGCTAAGGCCGCGCGTGCGACCCCTTAATTCAGCTTGTAGCTGCTGCAACTTAGAAAAGGCAGTCGTGTTGATCCCCATTACTGCATTCGAAGCCCTCTGCATCGCGTCAGCGAAAGCATTACCACTTTTTGCGGCGCTTTCAGTCTCATCCGCGGCTTCCTCTAAGGCCTCCTTAACGGCTTGACCGCCCTCCCCCAGACGATCAAACACACCTTCTTGCTCAAGAAGGGTGGTGAGTGATCTACGGAACGCCTCAATTGGACCATCAGTTACTTTAACTAACTGGCTTTCCATTGCAGCAATGCTCGTGACCAAACCCTCAAATGTCTTGGCTGACTTGACCTTCTCCATGTTATCCAAGAAGATCTGGAACTCATTGGTGGTTAGGCCAAATTCATCCCTGAAATCACGAGCGTCCTCCAGTGCTTCCCTGAGGGCTTGACGTGCGCCTGCGGGTGCATTCTCACCGAAACGCATAATTTCAGCTAGGTTTGCGCCCACGGCGTCGGATATTTCATCAAAGTTCTCAACCATCTCAGACAGAGGGGCGGATGAGTCCTTTAATAGCTTTGAGATTGAGTCAGAGAGACCAGCCATCTTGATGGTCTCTAGACGCTCGACCATTGACTTGATTTGAGCTTCAGCTTCGCCAAAAGTCTCGGTGAGGTATTGATCGAACGCATCCCCAGTTAGCTTGGCTTGACCTTCAGCAACGCTCAATGCCTCAGACAGAGACCGTATTGGCATCGTCACTTCTTTTGCGGCATCCCTTGTCTTCTGGACTGCAACAGCGAATGCAGAAAAGATAGCAACACCAGCCCCGACTACAGCACCAAGCGGACCAAAAATCTGCAATAGCTGAGGAGCCTGCTGGCCAAATGCCTGCATCTTGGATGTGCCGTTCGCGACCTGAACGGCATAGTCACCAATCTGATAACCAGCTTGCTGCAAGCCACCCATAGCAAACTTGCGTGTACTTACTCTTGCACGCTCAAGGCTACCGCCGAACTGATTGACCTTCTTTTGAGCGTCACGGACACCATTGCCCGTGCGCTGAGTGGCCTTTGTTACATTATCAAGAGCTTTAATCGCGCTTCCCGTCTGCGCTGCGACAACAATGTTAATCTTACTCATTCTTATCGCGCTCCTCGATCAGCGTGAAATATGCGACCCATTCATTATACTCGCTAAGGCTGATTTCCTCAATCTCGGAGATCGTCTTGCCCAGCCTTAGCGCAAGTCCAATTAGATTGAACCTAAATGGGTCGCCCCTTAGTTTTTTTCGTGGTCTTCTGCTGTCTCAGCGTTAAAGACCGATCCAAAAACCTTGGCGATTACGTTTACAGGCTCGCCCAGAAGCGTCGCCTTATCTTCAAGAGTAAACAGCTTTTCACCCGCATCATCCTCAGCCTTGAGAATAATCATCTCAACCATAGAACTCATGCTCGGCTCGTTGAGGAAGGTGGGGTACTTACGCTGCACTTTTTCAATGTCGCGTGCGGATACCTGCGTGAAGTAAAGGCGAAGCGGTGTGTCCGCCTCGCCCCACTCTTCAACATCAGAAAAACCGCGCTGCTGTTCCGCTCGCTTCGCCGCGATACGTTTAGCTAGGGTCATGTGTTAGGCCACCGTTGCTTGTGTCAATGCACCACTACCCTGCACAGAAATGCTCATTTCTACAAGGCCATCGTATGATGAGTTGACAGAACGGCCAGTAACAATAGCGGAACCGCTAAGGTATGTGTCGCCTGAAGTGTCGCCTTCTGGGTAAAGACTCAAGGTGACTTCAGCGCCGATTGTCAAAGCGCCCTGACCTGCTGTGTCCTCTTCATCCCACAAAACGTCAATCGTTCCTGTGTATGTTGTCAAAGAAGGCTTATATGTGCGCGCAGAGTCGCCCATAGATGTATCTTCGAGTGTGTCTGCGCTCTCCTCGATTGAGAAAGAACGAATTTCTGCAATGGCGTCGGAACCGACTTTTACGGTGCCTTCGCTACCAGCGTGCGTAGCCATGGTTGATCTCCTATCTAGCCGTTTCCGCATCATCAATGCTTGTGTGATACAAGACATCGAAAGTTAATCTAGCAACACCGACAGGTTGTTCAGCATCACCAGAAAAGTCTATATCTGTACTTGATAGCACAGTATTCTTCGATAATCCATTCAGAGTGTACTGAGCGGCTATCGCGTTCTCGACCTGAACGCAGATCGCGTCCAAGTCATCATCAAGGGTTTGAGTCGCACGGGCGTAGACATCAACGCTCACAGAGAGTGTGCGTGAGAGTGTCTTTAGCCCCATCGTGTTAAGCTCAGATGCCTCACCGCCAGCATAGACAGTGATAGCGGGCAGCTTTGCTTCAGTGAGCGGGTAAACGCGGCTTCCGTAGACCCTAGATGAAACTAGGGAGACGCCAGAGGACAGGATTTCAGAAAACTTGTCCCTTATCTGCTTTCTAACGTGTGCCATTATTGACGCTCCAACTGCAAGACAGTGACGCCGGTGCCATCGTGGACCCAAGCGCGAACTTTATACAAGTTCCCACTGATTGTGATCGAGTCGCCCTCAGCTACAGCGCCAAGGTCAGATGTGCGGCAGGTGAAACGAGGCTGATCCTCGTGGACCGAAACAAAACCGCCCGCGTCAACAGGGACGGTCTCATTGTCGAAGATGCCATTTATAGAAAACGCATCACCACCACTAAGGCGGCTGTAAGTAGAAGCCAGCGCAAACTCATCCAAATTCAGGATAGCTGCGATGTCACTCGCTATCGGCAGCGCCATACTTGGCCTCCGACTTCTTAGACTTCCTAGCACGCTTCTTGGGTGCCGGAGCATCACTGCCGCCAAGGGCAACAGACCTGTCATATGATTTAGGTTTTTCCACAGCGGGCGCAACTTCTGCACGGCCCATCGCGACTAGGTTCCCAGCCTCAACGCCATCAATTTCGACTACATCTCCAGCATTGCGGCGCAAGCCACCTGCGATGCAAGATTTAAGGATAAGGTATGGCATTGGTCTCTCCTGTTCGGGGGTAGGGAGGGCCGCTAAGCCCTCCCATGTAAGCGCCATTATGCGCCGTCGTTGTTGTATGCGAACGATACAGCGTGGCGGACAGCCACGTCTACTGTTTGCAGAGCAACGATACGAACGGTGCCGCTTGTGCTGTTTGTGTATGGATCAACGGTCAGGTCGAGACCACCGTACATACCGATCAACAGGTCGCTGAAGTTACCGAAGAACAGATCGCCTGCGGTTACTTGGTTCGACACGATTGTACGGTAGCCGTTCATTGTGCCGTCTGGACCAACTACGAACTGGCCTGAACCAGAGTCTTTTGTAGTTGTCTTCAGAGCGCCATACATGCCTGCTGGCAGGATGTAAGCCAAGTTGCCCATCAGTGCGTTGTCTTCTGCTACAGCAGTTTCCATTGCAACTACTTCTGCGAAAGTTGGGTTCGCAGCAGCAAATGATGTCGGCGCGTTGATGCCAGATGTGTTTGCAACACCTGTTGGCTGACCTGATGAACCTGAACCAGCAAGAGCGCCAAGGTCAATCGCTTGTGCGATTGCAGTTGACAGATCGTTACGGATCAGAGCTTCGATGTCCAAGCTAGACTGCATCATCATCAAGCGTGTCACGTCAGTGAAAGCACCAAGTGTTTTTGGTGACATTGTGACTTGACCCAAAGTTGGCTCGCTCTCAGAAGCAGCTCCACCTTCAGTTGAAATCCAACCAGCAGCAGAAGCGGCTGTTTTGCGTGGGATTTTCACATCGCCTTGCAGACCTGACAACATTGTTGCGCCAGCTTGCATGACAGATGAAGCGTTGCGAAGCACGTCGATGAAGTCACCGCCACGGAAGTCTTCAGCAATTACTGCTGCGTCATCTGTGGTGTTCAGGTCACGCTGAGACATGCCCCAAGAGCGGCGAACGTCAGCAGGAACATAGAGACCTTGTGGGTCAACACCGTCACGCTTGGCAGCTTCAGCAGCAGCTTCGAACTCAAAAGAAGCAGCTTCTTGAGCCTTGCGGTCAGACGGGTTTGCCATCGCACGGATAGCTTTCATCAAAGAGAAGTTACGAACTTCTTTCTGTGTAAGACCGATCTCTGTGTCATCAAGTGGCTTTGTGCCGATTACGTCGAGCAGTTCGCCACGGAACTCAGACAAAGATTTGCCTTCAGCGATTGCTTTGTCAGCAAGGTCGCGTTTGTTGTGGTTAGCTGCGAGACGGTACATCTCGGCAGTTTCTTTGGCAGCGGAACGGGCAGCTTCGGCCTTCACCGCTTCCATGTCGATCTGAGTATTCTCAGTCATGGTAGCATCCTCCTTTTGAGGTGTTGCAGGTTTACGGGTCTGAAGGTCGTCTTCTGCACTCCGCCCCACGCCGACTGTCCTGTCAGCGGGAATGGAAACAACAGAAACTTCCATTGGAGACCAAGAGGATACACGGTAGCTATCCTTGCCCTCACGGTCCATTTTGTTGACTGCATAGCCAACAGAGATGTTAGAACGGATACCGTCCGTCACATCGTCGAAAACCTCTTTAGCAAGCCCGTTCTTTCCAAAACGGACCGTCCCCCGCAACACGCGGCTCGTACTATCAAGGCTTACCTCTTCCACAACGCCAATTTGCTGGCGTGGGTCATGGTCGAGCAGGAGTGGCATCCTGCCGGACCGTGCAAACTCAAGATCAATTGATCCCTCAGCGTGATCCAAGATTTCATCACCAAAGCTGCGGCCAACTGGAACCTCGCTTGAAATAGCAATGCGAACAGAGCGACGATCAGCGTCAATGACATCAGCTTCCGCATCCATTGAGCGGGTCTTCATGTCATCACGGCTAAAGCGTTCCTTCTCTTCTGTGTATCCGCGCTCCTGAACTTTAGTCAGTGTGCTGAAGCGATGAGCAACCATGACGCCAGACGCCTCATAGCCTTCTTCACCTTCACGATACACTTCAATCAGCGCAGCCGGATCGTCAGCGTCACCATTGACCGTAACGTCAGCATCAGGAACATTGATTTCGCCGTCCCGTTCGATGCGCTCGATTTGGCCATAAGCCTCACCACCAGAGCTATTCCACTCAACGTAGTCACCCACGCTGAGACCATCAGGCTCCGCTCTAACTTCTTCAGTCATATCCACGACCTCACTTTCAGCATCAACCATAGCAGATTCAACCCCTTCCTGCAAAGATCGCTCGTCATCAAGTCGATCTGCGATTTGACGGCTCCAAGAGAAGCCAGCATTGCCACCCCACAAGTCCCACGCAATTCGCCACGCAGTAGGGCCACCATCCGACTCTTTTGCCGAATAGTGCTTAGATTTGTTGTTCTCGTGACGGCTGAAAAACGAATACATCCGCTTCACGGTATCGTCAGACAGGTTCTTGCCATTCGAGATGTCACGGGCACGAGCAACGCCGACATCAGTGCCGCCCCGACCGTACTCACGACGCCACTCCAGCGCACGGCTGGCGGCTTCCTTCATTCCCTTTGTCGGCTTATACGTCGCCATCATCAGTCTCCGCTGGAACAGGCTGCTTGTCGCCAAATGGCTGATACGCCATCGACAGACCGAAGCGGGCTGCATCCTCACCATCACGCTGAATTTGCGCGAATGTCTCGTTGGCATCACGACCGTAA